GCAGGGCAGTACACCATCAAGCTGAGATACCGCTCCGGCGTGACCGCCGCCAACCGGGTTTTCCTGGTGCGCGATGATCTCACCGTCAATATCAAACTGGTTCAGCCAGATGCCAAGCGCAGCACGCTGATCCTCTTCTGTGAGGTTGACCAATGATCAGCACCATCGACCTGGACGGGTTTTCTGATCTGGAGCAGCAGCTGGCGTCCCTCGATCTGGTCACCCAGAAGAAGGTCTTGCGCGAGGTGATGCGAGAATCAGCCCAGCCGGTGCTGGCCCGTACTCGATCCCTCTATGAGCAGAAGTGGAACCACGACACCGGCCTGTTGGGTGAGTCCATCAAGCTGCGCGTCTCCATTCCCAGGAACCCCCGGTTTGCTGATGTCGTTGCCTCTGTCGGTGTGTTCAAGTCCTACAAGGTACAACAGGCGGCAGGTAAATACGTGGAGGCGCCGGTCTATGCGTACTGGCTGGAGCATGGAACCCGCGAGCACAGTCTTGCCAGTGGGGCCAGCCTCAAGAGCCACAAGGATACCGAGCGCGCCAACAAGCGAGCACACCTGCGCCGCAGTCGCCCAGGGCAAGAGAGCTTGATCCACCCCGGCATCCCTGCTGGCCCATTCTTGCGCCCCGGTCTCGATGAGAACGTGGAGAAGGTGCTGGACGTACAGAAAGATCACCTGGGCGCAGCCATCGACAAGGCAATCAGATGATAAAGCGAGCCGCTATTTTTGAGCTGATAAAGGCCGCCAGCCAGGTGCCTGTTTATCCCGACTTCATACCGCAAGAAGAGTCTATTCCTGCAATCGCCTACAGCCTGGTCAGCTCTCCTGACGGCCTGCGACCCCTTGAGGGTGGGGTGAGTCTCCAGCAGCATTTTTGGCAGTTGGAGATATTGGCCGCCACTCGCCTGGAGGGGGACGCCATCGGCGAGCGTCTGCGCCAGCTTGATGGCAGGCAAACAGACGACTTCCAATGCATCGCCGTGTCCGAGCCGCGAGACTCACCCAGTTCGCTGGACACGACAACCAAGCAATCCATCATCGAAATCCAAACGACAAACAGAAGGAATGCGTTATGACCGCAGCGACCCGCTTTCAGTACACCCCCCAAGATGCGATCTTGGCTGCTGGGACTCAAACCAAGTTCAAGACCAAGGACGATGCTGATTTCACCCCCCTCCCTGGGATGTTGGCCATTGGCCAAGTCGGCGAGAAAAATCCAGTGATGGATCAAACCACGCTGGAAGACACAGCCAAGCGCTCCATGGCCGGGATGTTTGATGGCCCCGAGAAAGAATTCAAGTGCATGTCTTACTCGACCGATGCGGGCCAGCAGTTGTTTATTGCGGCGGCTCAGACCACCAAGACCGTCATCGTTCAACACATCTGGCCCGATAATGTGACAGCCGAATACGAGGTGGTGTTGCTGGGTTATTTGCGTAATGAAACCCAGGGTGACAAGGCCATTGATTTCGTGGTGCCGTGCAAACAGAACGGCAAGACCAAGTGGGGCAAAGTGGGGGTAGGCGCATAATGGCAACCAAGAAAAAAACGGCCCTGACGGCGGCCTCTCTGCTCCAAAAAATGACTTTCCGTCATGAGCGTGTCCAGGTTCCCGAACTGGGGGATGATGCTGAAATCATCGTGCGTGAAATGTCGGTCAACAAGTTGCTGGAATACCAGGTAACCAACTTCAACCAGGTAACTGGTCAGCCGCTGGCAGAGCATCCGTTCCAGTGGATGATGTCCCTGTTGGTCTGCTGCATGGTCGATGAAGATGGAAACTCTATTGCCACTCAAGACGATGTGCCCGCCCTGATGGCGCACCTCCCCATGTCAGTGGTGGATCGTTTGACGGAGGTAGCCAAGCGCCTCAACCGGATGGAAGAACGGGCGCTGGCCGCTGAAAAAAACGATAAGGGTCAGCCAGACCAAGCAGCTGGTGATCAGGTTAGCGATCGATCTGCATAAGACGATCACCGAAATCGAGGCGCTGCCCGTTTCGGAATTGACCACCTGGCTGGCCCATTACTCGCTCGAATATGAGCGCCTGCATCCTCCCCTCCCTGATCCAGAAAAAATCACCCCGGAAGAGTCTCAGCTGTCGCTGAGAGCCGTCCTGCTTTAACCACATCAGAGGATAACCTATGGCCGTATTGCGCAGCCTGGTCACTACGCTTGGCCTGAATGCGGCCCAGTTCCGGGAGGAGCTGGCCCGTTCCCGCAAAGACTTCACCACCTTTGGTGGTCATGTCGTCAACACCGGAAAAGTGGTGGCCGGCGGTGTGCGGACGCTGGTCACCGAGGTGTTTTCACTGCGCAGCGCCCTGATCGCCCTGGGCTCAGGCGCGGCGCTCGCCGGTATCAAGGCGGCTTATGACAACATTGACAAGACGGCCAACCTTGGCCGAAACATAGGCATTGCCGCGCAGCAGTGGCACGCCTACGCCCAGGCAGCGGAATGGGCTGGCACCAACGGGGAGCGCCTGTCGGATGTCGTCAAGGACTTGAACGTTCGGATCTCCGATGCGGCCAAGACCGGCGGCGGGCCCTTGGTGGACTTCTTCAAGCAGATTGGACAGTCTGCCCAGGACTGGGCGGCAATGTCGCCCGATCAGCAACTGCGCGCCTTCTCCGCCGAGCTGCAAAAGATGAGTGCAGCCGATGCCCGTTTTTGGCTCGATGAGCTGAATGATGCGGCGGCAGAGTTGTTCGATACCCTCTACACCAACAAAGGCGAGCTGTTCCGTTTTGCCGACGAGATCGACGGCATGGGCATGGCGTTATCCGGCGGCCAATTCGCTGCCGTGCGTGAAGCCCGTCTCGAGATCCAGCGCCTGATGTCCGTCATGGGAGCGCTGTGGGAGCAGGTCAAGGCCAGCATGGCCCCAGCCATCTCCGAAGGCTCGCGCCTGATGCGTCAGTGGATTGTCGATGCTGCCGATGCCAAAGGCGGTTTCGCTGAGCTTGGCAAGGGGATGGCGCTCTATGTGATCGAAGGGGTGCGGTCTGCCTCTCTCGCACTGGAGCAGTTCATCCGAACCATCGACACCACACTTGAGAAAGCCTCCCTGGTATTCAACATCGGCGCCGACCAGGAAACCCGAAACGGCTACCTGAAAGCTGCTGCCGCCTACTCTGCTGCCAGAATGGATTACAACGAGGCGCTGAGAGATTACCAGGATGCGGGCGAGCCTGATGCCATGCTCGGGCAGCTCGATGCGCTGGGAACCGCTATGCAGCTCGCCAAGGGCGATATGGAAGCGTTCCTGTCCCAGTCCAGCGCTGACGGCTGGGCCTCATATTTCCAGAACTTGGACACCCTGAAAAAGTCTATCCAGTCCGCTGTGACCAGTGGCGGTGATAGCCTGCCGCCTTTGCCTGCCCCTGGTGGGGAGGGGCGCGGCGTTGCCGTGATCCCCGGTGCCATGAAAGCGCCGAAAGCCCCGAAGAAGCCCAAAGCCGTCAACTATGCGGCGGTGGATTCATTCAGGGTTGAAAACAAGGCCATTGCCGCCGAGCTGGACAAGCGTCAGCAACTGCTGGCCAACAGCAACCAAGCGATGGAAGGGATCGACAGGGATTTCTACGACGCCCGCAACGTGGCCCGTATCGAGCAGTATGGCGCCTCTGTCATCGAGGAGCAGAGCCGTTGGCAACAAGCCCAGCAGCGCCTCCAGCAGCAGTATTCGCAAGCCTATGATGCAGCGTCCGCTAACCACGACCTGCAATTCCAGATCCAGATGGAGTACCACGCAAGCCGGGAAATGCTGGAGCAGGATCACCAGTCCCGCTTGCTGCAGATCGAAAACGACCGGGTCAACAAACAGCGGGAATACCAGTCGGCAGTATCTGCCGAACTGCTGAGTTTTACCCAGCAGTCCATGAGCATCACCACCTCTGCCTTGCAGCAGGCGGGCATGGAGCACAGCGGCATCTATAAAGCCCTGTTTGCCATGCAAAAGGCTGCCGCCATCCCCTCCATCATCGTGTCAACGGAAGAGGCCGCCGCCAAGGCATTGGCCGCCTTCCCGCCTCCTTACTCCATTGGTCTGTCCAACAGCGTCAGGATGATGGGCTATGCGTCGGCGGGCATGGTGGCCGGTCAGGCGATTGCCGGTTTGTTTGATAAGGGCGGGCACATTCCGGCCAACCAGTTCGGCATTGTGTCAGAGCTGGGGGATGAGTTTGTGAATGGCACCTTGATAAAAGGCCCCGCCAACGTGACCAGTCGCCGCGACTCCGAGGCGATCCTGGCTCGCGCCGCCGGCAAGGGTGGTGGCAACGGCGAGGGGGTCACCATCATTCAGCACATTGCTGTATCTGGCTCTGGGGACGATGCCCTGGCCGCGGCAATGGAGCAGGCCGCCCGCCGTGGCGCCCAGCAGGGAGCCCAGCAGGGTTACCAGATGGTTGTGCAGGATGTGGCAGGGCGTGGCCAGATCCGGCGAATGCTCAATGTGTGAGGTGCTTAATTGGCAGATGTAATTGATTGGCCTACGGACATCATCCCCAACGAAATGTCGTTGGGGTTGGAGGGGATGGGGCGGGATTTTGAATCCCCCTGGACAGGGTCGAACCAGACAGTATCAATGCCGGGATCCAAGGTCAGCGTCCAGTTAACCTTCAAGAATCTCCCCGCCCAGACAGCCCGCCGCCTTGAGTCCTTCATCTTCTCGCTGGATGGTCAAAGCGGCCGGGTGCGCATTTGGGACTTTGCCGCCCAGCTGATCGGCAGCCCTCAACCCGTGCTTGGCCATCCCGTGGTGACAGAAGCGATCTCTATGAGAAAGCAGTTCACCACCCGTGGCTGGACGCCAAATCAGTTGGTGCTGCGGGTAGGTGACTGGGTGCAGGTGGGCGGTGAGCTGAAGCGGGTGTTAGAGGATGTGCGCTCAGATGGCGCTGGCGGCGCCCTGATCCGTATCGCGCCGATGCTCCGGCAACACTACCCGTCAGGGACTCCCCTGGTTGTTGATCGTCCGTGTGGCATCTTCAGGCTGCAGGATAACAAACAAGGGGTGTTTCGCCGTGTCCCTGGGGTATTTACCGATGTCACCCTGTCCCTGATTGAGGCGTTTTACCCATGATCATGACCGGCCTTGATCCCGCCATTGCTGCCGCTTTGAACCGGCCCAATGTGACGGCGTTCTATGCCACCAAGATAGATCTCCCGAGCGGCATCACCCGGCTGCACACCGGCCTGGGGGAGGCCGTGATCGGTGGCGAGGTCTATTACGGCATAGGTGCCATGGGGCAGATCAGCCCCCAGAAAGAACAGCTCACTACGTCCCCGACACAACTCAACATGACCCTGACCGGGCTTGATAACTCCCTGTTGGCGGAGGTGATGAAAGAGCGCCTGGTTGGGCGCTTGGTCTGGTTGTTCCTGGTTGTGCTGGACGACACCGGATCCTTGGTGGCGGCTGCCTTGCAGTATAAGGGGCGGATCGCGTCAACGCCGGTGAAGGTGGGCAGAACCAACACGGTACAACTGACGATCTCCAACATCTTCGAGGATTGGAAAAAGGGACTCTCCATGCGCTGCACCGATGAGAGTCACCGCCGCCTCTTCCCTAACGATGCGTTTTTCAGGCTACAGACCTGGATGGCCAACTGCACCATCTTCTGGGGCTCCGCGAAAGATGGGCCTGACTCGACCTATAAGGATTGACCATGCGCTATCAAGACTGGCAGCAGCGGATCATTGCTGCTATCGAGGCCGCCTCCGGGCGGCCTTTTCTTTGGGGCTCGGCTGACTGTTGTTTGTTTGTCGCCGATTGCTGTGTCGCGGCTTGCGGCAAAGACCCAGCCGCCGATTACCGCAGCCGCTACACCACGGAAGTTGGCGCCAAGCGGGTGCTGGCCAAGCTGCACGGCTCCATCCCTGCTGTGCTGGATGCCCACTTTGAACGGGTGATCCCTGAAATGGCCCAGCGTGGGGATGCCGTGGTTTTTGAAAGTGACCTCGGCCAGACGGCTGGCGTGATGTGGGCCGGTCAAGTATGGGCCATGACGGATCAGGGGGCCGCCCCCGTGCCTGGTGTTGTTCCCCTGATAGCCTGGAGAGTTGAATAAATGCCACCTGTCATTGTCCCTGTGTTAGTCGGTATTGCGGCGGGCTCGGCGGCCTTCGCTGCCGGTGTGGTGTTGACGACGGCGTATGCCATCGGCGCTATGGCCTCCATGGCCGCCATGATGCTGACCACCAAGACCCCCTCCTTTTCTGATTTTCGTGGGGCCAGTGAGCGCAGCCAGGTGCTGCGAGCGGCCTCCTCTTCCAAGGTCGCTGTCTATGGTCGCGTGATCTCGTCTGGCCTGCTCTCCAATGCCAAGGAGCAGGTGGGGGATCAGACTGATGGGGAGCTGATTTATCTGGCCCTCACCATCGCGGGGCACAAGATAAACCGGGTGGGCCGTCTCTGGCTGGGTGACGACCTGATCGAGACGTTCGGTGATCTGGCCAGCTACGAGCTGCACAATGATCGCCAGACCTGTGACCCCTACATGTTGGCGAACTGCCCCAACTGGCGAGAGGACATGATTGGGCAAGGGATCGCCTGGGTTCGTCTGACGCTCAAGTTCAACGCCGAGAAGTTCCCCTCCGGCCTGCCGAATATCAAGATGGAGAAGTTCGGCGCTGAGGTATGGGATCCCCGCGATGGCCATGTGAAGTTTACCGACAATGCCGCGCTGGTCATTTTGGACTATTACCGCCGCTGGTTGGGGGTGCCGGATGATGAGCTGCGGCTCAATGAGTTCATCGTTGCCGCCAATATCTGCGACGAGCTGATCACCCTGAAGGACGGCACCAAAGAAAAGCGCTATGCGATCAACGGTGAGTTCGACCTGAGTGAGGCCCCCGCCAAGATCCTGGAAGACATGCACATGTCCTGCGCGGGTCAACCGACCTATGTCAGCGGCATGCACGGCATTGTCGTCGGAGCCTACTATGGCCCCGCCAGTGAGGACTTGTTTGATCATCAGTTGCAAGGTGACATTGATCTGTTGCCTGAGCCTCCGGCCAGCGATCGCATCAACACTGTGGTGGGGACTTTCATTGACGGAGAGACGTTCCAGAAGATGGACTTCCCCGCCGTCAAGGTGGCCCAGTGGGTTGAAGAGGATGATGGCCAGGAGCTGACCGAAGATCTTGATTTCCGTTTTGTCACCTCCCCCTGGCAGGCCCAGCGCCTGGCTAATATTTTGCTGCGCCAGCGCCGCACCTCCCGCACCATCACCTGTTCGGTCAATCTGTCCGGTTGGCAGTACCGCCCAGGCTCTTACCTTCGCCTCTACATTCCCGCCCTGGGGATCAATGGGGAGGAGTTCAGAGTGGTTGATTGGTCATTCGATCTGATGGATGGTGTCCAGCTGACCTTGCGTGAGGAGTCGGTGGGGGTGTGGGCCGATGCCATTGGCTTGCCGATGGAGCGCCCTGATATTACCGATTTGCCAGTGGGCGGCATGGCCATGCCTGACCAGCTCCGGTATGAAGTCGAAACCGTCGGGGAGATCGTTCAGGGGGTGCTGTCCTGGCGCAACGTCGGTACCATTGCGTACAACCAGGTGATCATACAGCGGCTGACTCCCGGCAAGCCGCCAGTCACCGTCATGACGGCGCAAAGCCCTGGTGAGTCGTGCCGTATCAATGGACTGCCTGCTGGTAACTATGTGGCGATGGTGCGAGCGGTAGCCTTGACTGGCGCCCACTCCCCGGTCGCATCCGTCTCGTTCACCATTGAAGTGCCAGCCATTCCAGTTGGTGTGGAGATTGAAGCGGGCAACTGGTCCCTGGCATTCCGCCCGGTGTTCACTGGAGGCCAGTCCTACGGCACCTTGTGTGAATGGTGGTGGAGCAAAGTTCAGCTGCCCCTGGCCGAAGTGCAGGGCAAGGCCACCAATGCGGGCTTGGGCGCGTACATGACGTTTCAGGGATTGCAGCCTGACACCACCTATTACGTGTGGTTGCGGGCCGTCAACGCCTACGGCAAATCCGGTCTGTTTGCGGCCAGCGGGAAAACCTCCTACGACGCCGCCTCCATTCTCGACATCCTGGATGGGGAGATAGGTGGCGAACACCTGCGTGAGGAGCTGCGCAAGCCCATCGAGCAGATCGCGGACATCGTTGACCAGGCGCTCCCTGACATCATTGGCAAACTGGAGCTGGTCGAACGCGAGTTCACCGATTTGAGTGACACCGTGACGCCGATTGCTGAACGGGTGCCGGTCATCGATCAGCAGATGACCGGCCTGGGTGATGCCCTGTCGGCCCTTGATGAGCGGTCAAAGCACACCGAAAACCTGCTGCGCGATGAGCAGAATCACCTGGGCCAGATGGGCATCGATACCGTCCTGCAGCAAGACAAGCTGCACGGCAAGATTGACCGTGTACAGAGTGAAATGGGCGATCTTCGCGATGCCATTTTCACGGTTAATCCCGGCACCGGCGAGATTGAAATGGATGTGGTGCGGGCGCTGCGCGACGAGACCCAGGCCAGTTTTACCGAGGTCAACCAGAAACTGGACGCCGCCACCGCCACCTTGGCCACCAAGGCCGATCATGCAGTGGTGGATGCCCAGGGCGAACGGCTGACCGAGGCTGAGCAGGTGCTGGATGGCATCAATGCCAAGATCACCCAGACGGTCACCAAGTCGGAGTTCACCAGCGAACAGCAGCGCCTGACCGAGGTCAGCAGCTCCCTGGATGCCGCCCTGGGGCAGATCCAGCAGAAGGCCGCCCAGTCCACCGTGACCGAGCAGGGC